GTGCTGTGGGACCGCGAGCAGGCGTCCATCACCATCTCGGACTCGCACGCCAATTTCTTCATTAGGAATATGGTGGCGATCCTGGCTGAAATGCGTGCAGCCTTCGGCGTCATTCAGCCGAATGCATTTGTGGAAATCGACCTCACGGCCTGATCTCCACAAATACAATAGACATGAAAGCGCCCCGGTTTGGTGTTGGAGCACCTCGCCGGGGCTTGCCGGGCAACCTGATCTGAGCAGGAGACCGACCGTGTCTAACGGTAAGACCTGCGCGCGGTGCCGCGCAACGAAGCCCGTCAGCGAGTTCCCCGCAGGGAAGCGCTGGAGCGACGGACTTTTCCCATACTGCCGTGAGTGCAAGCGCGCCTCTGACCGCGCCTCATACTCGAAGAACCGAGACAAGCGGAAGCCCGTTCGGCAGAAGTACTACGAGCGGAACTCTGAGGCCCTGAAGACCAAAGCACTTGGGGCCTACCGAGCGAACCCACAGAAGGTCATTGATCGCGCAGCCGCGTGGGCTGCCGCGAACCCAGAGCGCGTGCGCGAAATTCGCCGGGCCTGCCACCGCCGCCTGTACGCCTTGGACCCTGAGCGGAAGCGTGAGGTCTGGCGCCGTCGCCATGCTGCGATCAAGCGAGGCGTGTCCGTCTACCAGTTCTCGACTGAGCAGGTGGCGGCAAAGGTCGCGTATTGGGGTGCCCGGTGCTGGGTGTGTCGGTCTCCGTATGAGGCGATCGACCACGTGAAGCCGCTCGCGAAGGGCGGGCCTCACATGCTGGCGAACCTGCGGCCGATCTGTACGGCTTGCAATTCCAGGAAGCGTGACCGCTGGCCGCTTCCGTAACTAGGAGGAAGCGAATGGCGTACCTGAACCCTGGCGCCGGCGCCACCCGTGAGGGCAAGCAGGCTGCGGCCGTTGCCGACATCCCGACTCCGGGAACGGCCACGGCCGCCGACTGTGCCAACAAGATCAATGCCCTGCTGGCGGCGCTGCGTGCTGCCGGGCTGATGAAGTCCTCGTAGTGCTGGTCAACTCACGGACTGTCCGGGGCCGCTGCCCTATGTGCGGTGCCGCTCACGCCGCATGCGGCGCGGCCTCGGACTCCACTCCCGTCGATGAACGAATGGAGGTGGCCGCCGTGGGCGGACCGCTGAAGAAGTACGAGGTGACTATGCCGTCGGGCACGGTGACCACCATGAAGCTCAACGAGGACGACGCCAAGCGGCTCGGCGTCCTCGACGAACCCGAAAGCGACTCCGCGGAGTCGGCAGGCGGGGACGAGCAGCCGGCGGCGAAGAAGCGCGCCGTGAGCAACAAGGCCCGGACCGCGGCCAGCAAGGGCGGTGCGGGCGGTGGCGACGACTGACTATCTCGCCGACCCGGCCGATCTGGCCGTCTGGCTGGGCGTCCCGGCCGACGACGCGAAGCTACTGCAAGCCCTTGGGGCGGCGTCCAGCCGCTTCCGGGGCGCGGTACGTCACCACGTATCCCTCGTGGCGGGCGACACGGTCACGCTGGACGGCAACGGCAAGGAGTCGCTGCTGCTGCCGGCGGCCCCGGTCACGGCGGTCGCCTCGGTGAAGCTGGACGGCGAAGCGCTCGTCTACGACACGGATTACCGCTGGTCTGAGGACGGGTTTCTGCGGCGCGTCGGGCAGCTCTGGCCGGACAAGCTGCGCTGTATCGAGGTCGTTTACAGCCACGGCTACCAGCTCATTCCAGAGGACATCGCCGAGGTCGTCATCGATCAGGCGCGCGCCCAGTACACGGTGCGCCCGGGTCTGACCTCGATGACGGTGGGTGGCCAGTCGGTCGGCTTCGGCGCACAGGCGTCGATCGGTGTCACCTCACAGTGGACGACGATGGTCGAGAAGTACCGTCTGAACAGCGGTGATGCGCCGTGACGCTGATGTTCCACCAGTCATTCGTGCGGGTGAGGGCCCCGCTCGTCGAGGACCGCTACAAGAACAAGAAGCGGGACTGGAACAGCGCCGAGCGCGTCACCGTGAGCGGGGTGAATATCCAGCCCGCAGGTGTCCCGGTGCGGTCTGAGGAGGACACCGATGATCGGCAGACCACGGTCACGGCCTGGAATCTGCAGTCCCGCGAGGGCGTCGACCTGGACCTCCGGGAGACGGACCGGATCGAGTTCGACGAGATGACCCTGGAGGTCGACGGGAAGGTCGGCCGCTGGCCCGACCCGTTCGGCCCCGGCGTGCACCACGTGGAGGCACGGCTGAAGGAGGTCGACTAGTGGCACGCTCCACTCGGATCACGATCGACCGCCGCGTGTGGCGGCAGATCGCCTCGAGCCCCGAGATGGCGGCCTATCTGCTGTCGATCGCCGAACGCGGCAGGGGTATCGCCGCGGCTTTGGCGCCCACCTACAGCGGCCCCACTTGGGGCGGTGCGATCCGTTCCGGGGACTACAAGCGGTCCCTGGAGGCGAAGCTGGTCCGCAACAACTTCGGCTGGCGCAGCGAGATCGCAGCGAACGTTGCTTACGCCGTGCAGGTCGAGTTCGGCACGGGCCGCCCGTACACATCGCAGGAGCGCCCCCAGGAGGGCCATTCACCGAAGTGGCGGGTCCTGGGCCGCACGCTGGAAGCGATGAGGAGCTGAGCATGCCCCGAATTAAGCTGGCCAACTGGTATGGGGACAAGGCCCCCGGCGACGAGCTGGATGTCGACGAAGTGATGCTGAAGAGGCTCCGCCGAGACGGCCTCGTCGCCGAGGTCGTCGAATCGCCGACCGAGGCATCCGAGTCTGCGCCGATGACGCAGCAGGACAGCCCTGCGCAGCCTGGGCCAGCCGTCGAGACGGGCCGCAAGCGGCGATGACGCTGCCTGTCGCGCCGATGCCGGACGTCGAGCAGGTCGCCATTGAACTGCTCACCGAAGTGCTCGACGACTCAGTCACGGTCGACAGCGAGTGGCCTGAGAACCTGGCGCAACACCTTCCCGTCGTGGCTGTCACTCTCGGCCCCAGTGGCGGCTCCGCCATTAAGGCGGTCACGGCGAACCGGGGCCTGGACATCGACGTGCTGGCGGCCACAAAAGGTGAGGCGCGCGACCTGGCGGCCCTCGTCTCCGCGCACCTGCTTGCCGCCCAGGGGACATCCCGGCCTGGCGCCCGCATCTACGGCGTCGAGGAGACCAGCTTCATCTGGCTGCCCGACCCGGTGACGAAGATCCCCCGCTACGTGCTCGTGATGAGCATGGTGGTCCGCCCTGCGTAGCAGCACCCAACCCGCACCCATCACCCATTCACCCGTCGGCGTCTGGCCGTGCGGGTCCTCGCTATGCCTGGAGGCATCCCGTGGCGAACGACGCCGACAACGTGAGGGTCGCTCTCAACGGCTCTGTGTACATCGCCCCCAAGGGCACGACCGCCCCCGCCGACCTGACCACGGCGTGGCCGGCGGGCTGGGTGGATCTCGGCTACCTGTCGGACGACGGCGTTGAGATGTCGTACTCGACGGAGTCGGAGGACATCAACGCCTGGCAGAGCCTGAGCCCGGTCCGCAAGGTTCTGACCGGGGTCGACATGACGCTCGGGTTCACCGCGATCGAGCTGAAGACCCAGACGATGACGCTGTACTTCCCCAGCGCCACGATGAGCGACGTCTCCGGCACCGTGCACAAGCTGTCGATCCCGGCCGCGCCGACGCCGGACGAGCGGGCCATCGGCCTGGAGTGGGTCGACGGCGACATCACCAACCGGCTGATCATCGCCCGCGGTGAGGTCACCGACCGGGAGGCCATCACCCTGGCCCGCTCCGGCGCGGTCGGTCTCGGCATGACGGTCTCCGCCTACGCCGACACCGCACCGGAGATCGCCGTGTGGCTGTCCAACGACCCGGCCTGGTCCGCGGCCTGATGAAGCTCCCGGCAGGCGTGCCATGCGGGTCGCGCCTGCCGGGCCCCAACCCGCTACACCCGCGAGGAGAACAGCATGCCCAGCAAGACCGTCGGTACCGAAGTCGTCGACCTCAACTCGCGCGCCAAGCAGCGGCGTGACGCGCTGCCGAAGCCCACCACCTTCAACCTCTTCGACGTCGAGTTCACCCTGCCGCCGATCAAGGCTCTGCCGTTCGAGCTGCAGGAGCGGGTCGGCGACCTCGACAACACCGTCGCCGTGCTGAAGGACCTCCTCGGCGAGGACAAGGTCAAGGAGATGTACGCGGCTGGATACCAGTTCAGCGACATCGAGCTGATCGCCGAGGAGTGGCAGAAGCGCTCTGGTGTCGAGCCGGGGGAATCTCCGGCCTCCTCCGCCTCCTGACGGAGTACGGGGAGGCCATCGAGTGGGACATCGCCCGCTACTGGCCGGGTCGTTCGCTGCTGGAGCTGTACCGCGGGGAGATGTCGTGGCGTGAGCTGCGCGTCTTCCTGCGGTTCCTGCCCACGGATTCGGCGACGGCCCGGGCAGTGCGCGGATCCACGACGGAAGAGGACGCGTGGACGCTCGATCGGCAGCTGCTGGCGAGCGTCGTGGACGCGATCCGCGAGAACACCTTCGCGACGGTCAAGCTCGGCGGCGACCCGAAGAAGACCGGGCGCCTGAAGCCGCCGAAGCCCATCCCCAGGCCGGGCGTCGAGGAACCGAAGAACACGAACACGATCCGCTTCGGTGGCCGCCACGGCTCCGGAGCGAAGCAACTGGCGGCCGTCTTCGGCAGGCCTGCCGCGAACCAGTGACGGGGGTGCGCGGTGGCCGGTGCTGGTGGTGTTCTCGTCGGACGCGGATACGTCAGCATCCGGCCCGAGTTCGAGGGCGACTGGTCCCGGAGCGTGTCGTCCCGCGCCTCCAATGCGGGCAAGGCTGGCGCCGGCGCCTTCTCCAAGGCGTTCGGCGCCGGGCTGAAGGGCATCGGCGCGCTGGCCGGCGTGGCGGTCGGGGCGAACCTGTCTTCTGCCGCCGCTGGGGCGGCGCTGCTGGCCCCTGCTCTGACCACTGCCGGAGCGGCGGCCGGAGCGCTCAAGCTGGGCCTGTCGGGGGTGGGAGAGGCCTTCAAGGCGGCGTTCGCCGACTCCAGTGCGGACGCCAAGGCTGCCGCCTCTGCCACCAAGGCCGTCGAGTCTGCTCAGCGCGGCTTGGCCGACGCTCAGCGGAACCTCGCGCGGGCGCGCGTGGACGCGGCCAAGCGCGTCGCGGACGCGCAGCGGCAGGTGCGCGACGCCGAGCGGGACCTGTCCGACGCGCAGCAGGACGCCCGGGCCGTCCAGGCGGACCTCAACGACGCCCGTCGCGAGGCCGCCCGCGCCCTGGAGGACATGAACCAGCGGCTCTCCGAGTCCCACCTCGACGAGCGTGAGGCCGTACTACGGCTGGCGGAAGCCGAGAAGGAACTGCGGGCCGCCCAGCAGAAGCCGGGCGTTACCCCGCAGGAACTGGAGGAGCTGCAGATCCGCTACGAGCGGGCCAAGCTCAACCTGCAGGAGCAGCGCACCGAGACGAAGCGGCTCGCCGACGACACGAAGAAGGCCAACAAGGCCGGCATCGACGGCAGCGAGCAGGTCCTCGCGGTCAAGGAGCGCATCTCCGAGGCGAATCAGAATGTCGCCGACAAGGAGCGCGCCCTGGCCGACGCGCAGCGCGGCGTGAACGAGGCCCGGGCAGAGGGCGCCCAGCAGGTGCAGGACGCCCAGCGTGCGGTCGCCGAGGCGATGTCCGCGGTGGCCGACGCGCAGGCTGCCGCCGCGGCACAGACATCGAAGTTCTCCGAGGCTATGGCCAAGCTCGCGCCGAACGCTCAGTCGTTCGTCAGAGCTGTGCAAGGGCTCGGGCCCGCGTGGAGTTCCCTGCGCCTGTCGGTGCAGAACGAGCTGTTCCGAGGCCTGGACTCCACCGTCGCGACCTTGGGGCGCACCACCATCCCGGTCCTGCAGCGGCAGCTCACTGCGACGGCTGGCGTGTGGAACGCCATGGCGAAGAACGCCAGTGGCGCCATCACTGAGATGGCCAAGAGCGGCATGCTCGACAAGATCCTCGCCGGGGCCACAGAGAACCTGCGCGCCTTCGAGAAGGCGCCGGGCCAGCTCATCACCGCATGGGGTCAGCTGTCCGTCGCCGCGCAGCCGGCGTTCAACTCCCTCATGCAGCAGATGGCCGGCGCCATCACTTCCTTCACTGACGGCATCGCGAAGAGCTTTGAGTCGGGCGGCCTGGAGGAGGGCATCACCACCGCCTTCGAGATCCTCAGCCAGTTCGGCACGCTGCTCGGCAACGTCCTCGGAGTCGTGCAGCAGATCTTCAAGGCCGCCTCCGATGCGGGCGGCCAGATCGTCGGCGCGCTTGGGCAGGTCTTCGGCGAGCTGGAGAAGATCCTCGCCGCGCCCGAGATGCAGGCCACCCTGCGCAGCCTGTTCGCCTCGGTGGCGCAGATCGTGAACGCGATCGTCCCGGTGATCGGCGCGGTCGTGCAGGCGGTGGTGCCGCTCATGGCGGCGATCGCCCAGCCGATCGCGCAGCTCGCGACGGCGCTCGGCCCGGTCCTGCAGCAGCTCGCCACGACACTCGGCGCGGCCCTGCTGCCGATCGTGCAGGCCTTGGCCCCAGCGGTCGTCCTCGTCGGCGGCGCCATTATCCAGCTGGTTCAGTCGGTCATGCCGCTGATCCAGCCCATCGCCGATCTGATCGTCGCGGTGATCAGTGGACTGGCTCCCGCGCTGGGCCCGGTTGTCGGGCTGATCACGCGGGTTGTCGATGCCCTCGTCGGGCCGTTGACCGAGGTGATCCAGGCCCTGGCCCCAGTGCTCACGGACATCGCCCAGATGATCGCGCAGGTGTTTCAGCAGCTGGCCGCCGCGATCCAGCCGCTGATCCCCATCGGGGTGCAGCTCATCACGCAGGTCTTCGACGCGCTGCGCCCGATCCTGCCCATCCTCGCGGACGCGTTCGGCACGATCGCCGAGGCGGCGATGCAGCTGCTGCCGCCGATCGTCGGCATCGCCGCCGAGCTCGGCCGCTCCCTGGCCCCGGTCATCGCCAGCCTCGCGCCGGTGGTGGCGGACCTCGCCCGCACCTTTGCGGGCATGCTCGCGCAGGCGCTGCCGCCGCTGACGCAGGCTCTGTTGATCCTGTTCAAGGCGCTGGAGCCGTTGTGGCCGCTGATCGGGCAGCTCATCGGCCAGGTGGTGTCTCTGGCGACGGGCCTGCTCGTGCAGCTGATGCCGTCGTTCGTGCAGCTGACGCTGGCTCTGATCCCGATCATTCCGTCGCTGGCGAAGATCGTGGCGCTGGTGCTGGAGCTCGCGGTGAAGGTGCTGTCGTGGCTCCTGCCGCCGCTGCTGTCGCTCGCCGGGTTCCTCGTCGGTCTGTTGGCGGGCGCGCTGAAGACGGTGATCGGCTGGGTGACCGGTCTGGTCAAAATCATCGCGTCGCTGATCGGGTGGGTCGCCGACCGACTCGGCCCGGCCATGGTCTGGTTGCGCGACAAGGCGATCCTGCCGGCGTGGCGCGGCATCCGGGACGGCATCTCCGCAGCCTGGAGCTTCATCCGCGACAGGATCCTCACCCCGATCCGGGTGTTCTTCACGGAGGCCATCCCGACCTGGGCGAGGGAGCTCAGCTTCAAGGTTGTCGGCGCGTATCTGAAGATGCGTGACGGCATCAACTCGGTATGGAGCTGGATCAAGAAGAACATCCTGACGCCGATCCGGGTGTTCTTCACCCAGACCGTGCCCGGCTGGGCCGTGACTCTGAAGGACCGCCTGGTCGGCGCGTTCGATGCGGCACGGAAGGGCATCGGTAAAGCCTTCGACAAGATCAAGAATGCGACGAAGACGCCCATCAAATGGGTCATCGACGTCGTGTACAACCAGGGCGTTCGCGGCCTGTGGAACGCCGCGGCCAAGGTCCTGCCGATCGACAAGCTGCCCGCGTTCAAGCCCAAGGGGTGGGCGCGCGGTGGCGTGCTGCCGGGCTATCAGTCCCGGAAGCGGGACGACGTCCTCACTCCGATGCGCTCCGGCGAAGGCGTCCTCGTACCGGAGGTCGTCCGCGGAATCGGGCCGGGCACCGTCCACGCCCTCAACGACGCGGGCAACCGCGGCGGTGCGGGCGCGGTGCGACGCCTGCTCGGCTACGCCGAGGGCGGCATCGTCGGCGCGCACGGTGGCATTGACGACTGGTTCGGAGGCACCCTCGACAAGCTCGGCAAGCTGGTCAAGTCGGGCAAGGACTGGATCCTCGGCGGCGTCTACAAGGCTGCCCAGCTGGCGGCCAAGCCGATCCGGGATCTGATCAGCCGGATTCCGGGCGGCTCGAAGGGGTTCGGCGCGCTCGCCAAGGCCCTGCCGACGTCGCTGCTGAACAAGGCCCTGTCGTTCATCAAGGGGTCCGAGGACTCTCAGATGGGCGGCGGGCAGTGGGTCAAGCCCGTCGACGCCGCCTACGGCACGAAGTTCGGCGTGGCCGGCCGCATGTGGTCTTCCGGCAGGCACACCGGCCTGGACTTCCCCGCCGCGGTCGGCAAGGCCGTTCACGCCGTCGCCAACGGGCAAATCGCCTCCGCCCGATCCGGCGGCCCCTACGGCAACCACATCCTCATCAACCACGGGCACGGGCTGCAGTCGCTGTACGCCCACCTGTCCGCCATGGTGAAACGCGCCGGGGCCGTCCAGGCGGGTCAGACGATCGGCCGGGTCGGCGCAACAGGCAACGTCACCGGGCCGCACCTCCACCTGGAGGCGCGGGTCAACGGCCGGCCGGTCGACCCGGTGCCGTACTTTACCGGCGGCGGGAAGAACTCCGGAGGGAAGGGTGTCCAGCGGTGGCGGGGCGTCGTCAACCAGGCGCTCGGCCTGGTGGGGCAACCCACCAGCCTCGCTAACACGACCCTGCGCCGCATGAATCAGGAGTCCGGCGGCGACCCGAACATCGTCAACCGCTGGGACAGCAACTGGCAGGCCGGACACCCGTCGGTCGGCCTCATGCAGGTGATCGGCCCGACGTTCCGCGCGCACGCCGGGCGCTTCCGCAACAAGGGCCCCTTCTCCTACGGGGTGTCCGTCGACCCACTGGCGAACGTGTACGCGTCGATGCGGTACGCGCTGAGCAGGTACGGCAGCCTGTCGCGGGCGTACAACCGGCCGGGCGGCTACGACTCGGGCGGCTGGCTCGGGCCCGGGCAGATCGGCGTGAACCACCTGCGCCAGCCCGAGGCGGTGCTCACGCCGACGCAGTGGCGGACCATGAGCAGCCTCGCCGCCGCCGTCGGCGCGAGCCTAGATGGCCTTCAGGTGTCGGTGTACGTCGGCAACGAACAGATCACCGACATTGCGCGCGCCGAGGTCCGCACAGCGCAGGGCGAGCTCATCCAGGTACTCAACGCGAGCTGAGGAGGTAGGTCACCTTGGCGATCCCCGGGAACTTCCTCAGCCCGACGACGGAGACCATCGACCCGAACACCTCGGGCTGGACCAGCAAGCTCAACTGCTCGATCACCATGGGCGTGGGAGGGCGGACGGGCGGGGGCGGCTGCCTGGCGGTGAAGTCGGTGGCGGCGGGGGAGATGCAGGCCCGCACCGTCTCCTCCTACGCCATCATTCCCGGCGGCACCTACTACGTCTTCGCGGACACCGCAGGTGTGGTGGGGGAGCGGATCGGAATCCGCTGGATGAGCTCTGCCGGCACTGAGGTCGGTGTGACGTGGTCGATTGCGACCACGGGCTCGTCGTCGGCCTGGCATCGGGTGAGTGTGGCCGGGCGGGCGCCAGTCACGGCCTGGAAGGCGCAAGTGTTGCTGTCCAGCACGGAGACTGCGGCGAATGTCTCCCACTTCTGGGAGAACATCTACCTGGGCCTACCGCTGCGCACGACCGGCAACCTCCTGCCGTTCAACACCGAGAGCAGCGAGGTCGACGCCTCCGGCTGGACGCCGGCCGTCAACGCCACCATCTCCCGCCAGGTGCCGGTGGTGAACTGGGCGGTCGACAACTACCTCGCGGGCGGCCAGGCACTGACCATGACCGCGGTCGCCGCGGGCAACGCCAGCATCCTGACGGTGGACCGGCCCACCGTCACCCCGGGGCAGGAGTACCTGGCCTACGCCTACCTGCAGCCCCCGACGGCCACCTCGACGGCGTGGATCGAGCTCAGGTTCTACGACGTCAACGGCAACCAGATCCAGGCCACCCGCTCGACGTTGGCACCGCCGACCCCGGCGACCGGCATGTACCGGCAGCGGGTGTCCGCCAAGGCGCCCGCCAACGCGGCCGCGTGCAGCCTCGCTGCTGGCCTGGACGGGGCGTCAGCGGGTCAGGTGCTGCGCCTGGAGACCATCGTCATCATTGCCGCACCCGAGCTGCAGTCCGGGACCGTCGTGCCCTACGCGGACGCCTCGTTCGAGCAGGGTGTCGCCGGATGGACCGTGGTCAGCGGGGTGGCCACGCTCGCCCGCACCAGCCCTTGGGGTTACTCGTCCTTCGAGGGCTCATACTCGCTGGCCATCACCAGCAGCACCGCCACCGCGTCGACGATCCGCTCCGCGAAGTTCCCGGTGACGGAGGGCGTGAACTGGCGGGCGCAGATCATCGCCCACCCGGACGCCGGGACGTGGGCGACGGTGGTCGTGCGGATCCGCTGGTATGACGCCGCCAACGCCGATCTGGGCAGTGGCGGTGTCTCCTACGGCGTGCCGGGCTCCTCCTGGTACGCCATGGCCGCGGACAGCACGGCCCCCGCCGGGGCGACGCAGGCGGCCATCGAGCTGGTGGCCACCGCGTCCGCCACGGCCAGCGTGCTGCACGTCGACCAGGTCGTGCTGTGGGAGGTGCTGCCACAGACCGCGGTCACCGTCGACTCCGACCACGGCTACGCCACGCTGACACTGCGCGAGCTGCCACTCGACTACACGCTCACCGTGCACCGTGTCGCCGCGGACGGAACCCGCACCCTCGTGCGCGGCCCGTCCGGTCTCATCGACCGGCAGGCCATCACCTCGGACCTGCTCGTCATCGAGGACCACGAGGCGCCGCTCGGGCTGCAGTACTACTACGCGATCACGATCTACAACACCAGCGGTGCCGTGTACGGCACCCGCTCCTCGGGCCCCGTCACCCTGGACCTAGCCGACATCAACGAGGCGTGGCTGAAGGACCCCGGCAACCCGCAGCGCAACCTCCGGATCATGGTGCAGCGGGCGCCGGACTGGCAGCGACCGATTGAGCAGGCGTCGTTCGTCGTCCGAGGGCGCCGTAACAAGGTCGTGCTCAGCGGCCGGCGACAGGGCCTCGAAGGGGACCTTGCCATCTGGACCCGCTCCGATGAGGAGCGGACGGCGCTTCACCTGCTGCTCGACTCCGGCAACGTGCTGCTATGGCAGGCCGCCCCCGGCCTGGGTGTGGCCGACATGTACGTCAACGTCGGCCAGATCACCGAAGCCCGGGTCAGCCCGCTCGCGCAGGAACAGTGGCGGGCCTGGACGCTGCCGCTCACCGAGGCCGATATGCCGGCCACGACCGGCGTCAACGGCGCCACGGGCCGCACCTGGCAGGACATCGCCACGGAGTTCGCCACCTGGCAGGACGTCCTCAACACGTATGAGACGTGGGAGGACGTGTTCCTCGACCGCCGGACGGGGTGATGCGATGTACCCCGTTAGCACCCGCTTCCTGGCCCGCCTCGCCGAGTCGCACCAGGTGGCCACACAGGTGCAGCTGTTCCTCACCGACGGCCGCGTCATCGACCTCGAGCACACGGGCGGCAGCGTGTCGGTGGACAGGTCGCAGGCGATCCGCCGCACCTGCTCGGTCACCGTCGCCGACCCGTCGCTGATTCCCCGCACGCCTACGGACCAGCTCGCCACGTATGGTGCGCAGCTGCGGATATCCCGCGGCATCGACTACGGCGACGGCACCCAGGAACTGGTGCCGCTCGGCGTGTTCAGGTTGGACAGCGTCGACGGCGACGTGAACGAAGGGCCGGTCACGCTGCAGGGCAAGGACCGGTCCGCGATCGTCGCAGACGATAAGTTCACGTCTCCGTACACTGCCACTGGCACCGTCGTTGGCGCCGTGACCGCGCTGATCCAGCGCAGTATCCCCAGCGCCGACGTCATCAGCCTCATCACCGACGTCCCGATCGGCAGCCGGGTCTACGACGTCGAGGCCGATCCGTGGGCAGGCGCGCAGGAGATCGCCGCCGCGGCCGGCGCCGAGGTGTACGCGAACTCGGACGGCGCGTTCGTCATCGCCACCCTGCCGGATCTGCTGACCACGCCGCCGGTGTGGGCGATCGAAGCTGCGGAGGGTGGCGTCTACATCTCCGGCAACCGCGCCATGAGTAGCGACGGCGTCTACAACGGCGTGCTGGCGCGCGGGGAGAACACCTCGGAGAACGCGCCGCCCGTCTCGTACCTCGCGGTCGACGACGACCCTAACAGTCCTACGTACTGGGGCGGACCGTTCGGGCGGCGGCCCCTCTTCTACAGCTCATCGACGCTGACCACGGTGAACGCGTGCGCGCAGGCTGCGAACCTGAAGCTCGCCGCCGCGCGGGCGCCGAACGCGTCCGGTGACATCTCCAGCCTGCCGAACCCTGTCTTGGAGCCCGGTGACGTGCTGCGCGTGATGCATGAGGACGGCACCCGCGAACTCCATCAAGTCGCCGCGTTCACCGTGCCGCTGGATGAAGGCGGGGAGTTCCCGATCTCCACCATCTCGGCGAGGGAGGACGCGTGAGCAAACCCGCCCTGAGCGTGCACCGCGACCTCGCTTGGGCACTGAAACAGCAAGCCAAACGCACAGGGGAGCGATCGCCGAAGGTGCGCGGCTCTGACTGGCGGCTCGCCACCGTCACCACCGTCGACGCGAACGGCACGATCGTCGCCGACGGCATCACCGCCCGCTGCCTCGAAAGCTACCTTGCGCCTACTGTCGGCGACGTCGTCATCCTCGACCAGAACAGCATGGGCAACTGGCTGTGCCGCGGCCGGACCGCCACCGGCAACGACCCTGTCGGCGGCATCCGTGTCGCCCGCAAAACCGGCGACACGGCCCGCACCTCGACGACCACACAGGCCGCCGACCCGCACCTGTCCTTCCCGGTCCAGGCGAACGCCGTGTACCTGCTCGACGGCTGGATCAAATACGACGCCGACGCTGCAGGCGACATCGCCCTCGACTGGACCATCCCCACCGGAGCCCTCGGCGAGTGGACCGGATCCGGCGCCAGCATCGACACCGCTGGCGCCGCCAACGGCTACAGCGTCCAACTCGCCGCCACCGACATCGACGCGGCCCGCTCCTTCGGCGGGGCCGGCGCCGGAGCGAACTTGACCGTCGACGTCAAGGGCACGCTGCGCGTCGCCGCCACCGCGGGCACCTACTCGCTGACCTGGGCGCAACGCGTATCCAGCACAACCCCCACCACCGTCTACACCGATTCCTGGCTGCGACTCCACCGCGTCGCCTGACACGAAGGGGGCCGCATGCCCACCACCGATGGCTACGGGCAGAACATCCAGCTCGCCTCACTGACGGACGCCCCGGACCTGGCCAAGGCCATCAGGGATCTCGCCGATGGCGTCATCCCTCGCGGTGTGCTGCGCTTCGGGTCCGCCTCCGCCCGCGGCGCCACCCTCACCTCGCCGACCGAGGGCATGCTGACGTGGCTGCAGGACATCAACCGGCTCGACCTGTGGGACGGCACCGCGTGGGTCGCCGTTTCGGTGGGCCGCTCCTCGTGGACAACGATCACGCCCGAGTCGGGGTGGACGCAGAACGGCAACAACAACGGCACCCTGCAATACCGGCTGCTCAACATCTCCGGCGAGGAGTCCCTGCAGTTCCGGGGGGCGCTCGCCCGCGCCTCGTACCCGAGCAGCCCACCCACCAGCTACGTCGTCAACAACGAGGCCCTGCCCAGCTCGGTGCGCCCGGCGACGCTGCGGACCGTCCTCATCCCCTGCTCCGATGTGAGCAGCGACCGCATCGCCCTCAAGCTCGACGTCAGGGTGGACGGCTACCTCGAAGTCTTCGGCTTCTCGTCGACAACCAAACCGCCGTGGATCGGCTTCAACGGCGTCACCGTCAGCCTCTAACCCGCCCAGAAAGGGGGACGCGTGAAGCTCGTCTCCAGACCTCAGTGGGGCGCCCGCGCCTACCGCATGCCCAACGGCGCCACCCCGTACAGCCGCACCCGTCGCGGCGTGAAACTCCACTACCTCGGCACCGCCTACGCGGACAGGCCGCACGACAAGTGCGACGACTACGTCCGGCAGATCCAAGCCCAGCACATGGACGGCAACGGCTGGTCCGACATCGGCTATTCGTTCGTCGTCTGCACCCACGGCTACGTCTACGAGGGCCGCGGCCTGCACCGTCGCAACTCGGCGAACGGCAACACCACGCTCAACGACGAGAACTACGCGGTGCTGCTCATGGTCGGATCGTCGGGCCTCACCAAGCCGACCACCGCCCAGCTCAACGGGGCCCGCGACGCCATCGAGTACTGCCGCGAGAAGGGCCCGGCCGGGACGTGGATCGGCGGCCACCGCGACGGCTACGCCACCAGCTGCCCCGGCGACGCCATCTACGCCTGGGTCAAGGCCGGCGCGCCACGGCCCGCCCCCCCGACCCCGGCTGCCCCCAAG